CTCAGGGCTCACCAGCGGACACAGACACAATACCACTTCGCTGTAGGCTGTGGCCAGCGGCGTGGGGGTGGTGCCCCGGCCGTTGACGTTGTGACTTCGCGTCCTGCGTGGTGGTTGGGGCCCTACCGGGCCCCGCAACCATCAGCGCTGCACCGGTCGAACAGACAGCACCTCCACGGTGGGATGCAACTGGCGGTAGAGCCATCCGGCGTGCCACTGACCATCGGCGCGAATGCGCTCATCGCGAGTGCGGCAGGCATCGAGGCGGATCGTGACCCACCAGTCCCGCATGGCGATCAGGCATCTGGGGCAGGTTGCCGCTCCCGGCCCTGCACGATCGCCAGCCCACGGCGCAGGTAGCCGTAGTTCCTCACGTGGCTCACCGCCAGCTCGAGGCCGCAGAGATGGCAACGGCCGTGCCAGTGGTTCTGCCATTCGGGATCAGTTGTCGGGTGGCCCCAGGCGGTGCCGCAGGGATCGCAGACGTGCGCGGCGTTCCAGAGCTGCGCCAGGGTTGGGTTTTCAATCATGACCGCACCTGCACCGGCATTGCCAGGTAGGTGAACGCCGCCTCGTCATCCACCGGCTCGAGCACCGCGGGGGTGGTGGGTGCATTGCATTGCAGCAGCACCTGGCCGGAGCTCATCGCCTTCAGGCCATCCAGCAGATAGCGCACGTTGAAGGCGATCTGGATCTCTTCGCCGCTGATCATCGCCGCCAATGACTCCGAGCCACGGCCCAGATCCTGGGCATCGGCGCGGATCACCACCCGGTTCTGATCCGGTTCGGCGCTGATCTTGATCACGTTGTTGTGAGGATCGGCCAGCACCGCCACCCGCTCAAGCGCGGCGATGAAGGCACGGCGATCGAGAACGATGCGGCGCTGGAAGCTCTCCGGGATCAGCTGGCGGTAGTTGGGATAGGTCCCCTCCAGGCTGCGGCTGGTCAGCACCTGATCGGCGCGCAGCACCACCACCTGGCCGCGATCGCAGAACAGGCTCAGCGGTTCACCGCCCGGGCGGCTGGACAGCAGGCGCTCCAGTTCGCGCAGGGAGCGGGCTGGGATGGTGACCGCGAACTCATCGGTGACACCATCCAGCGGCAGCCGCAGCACGGCGAGGCGATGGCCGTCGGTGGCGGCGCATTCCAGACCGCTGGCATCGAGGCGCAGATGCACACCAGTGAGCAGCTGCTTGGCCTCATCGCCACTGCTGGCGAACACAGTGGCGCGCAGCCCGCGCACCAGCGCCTCGGCATCGAGCCGGATCGGGGTTCCGGTCTGCGACAACGGCAGATCGGGGTAGTCCTCAGCGGCCAGTCCGCGGATCTGATAGGAGCCCGAGCAGGACGTGATCTCTGCCTCGATGCCGCTTTCCGCAGCGTGGAGAGTCACGGGGCTGTCATCTGACAGGCGGCTGACGATGTCGCCGAACAGCTTGGCCGGCAGGGTGATCGCGCCGCTCTCGGAGACCTCGGCCTGCAGGCTGGTCTGGATCCCGAGGCTGAGATCAAAGCCGGTGAGGCTGAGCCGACCGGTGGCCGCATCGGCGGTGAGCAGCACATTCGCCAGCACCGGATGGGTGGGGCGGGAGTTCACGGCCCGGCTCACCAGCTGAAGGCTGGCGCTGAGTTCGGCCTGGGAGCAAACGACTTTCATGAGGTGGTGGTGGTAAGACGGTCGATGAGACGATTGATGTACCAGCGAGCTTTGCCGGCATCCTGCAATGGGTTGCCCTTCAGCCACATCCTCAGCAGGTACTTGAGCGCCTGCCATTGCAGGCCAGCGAGCACAGGATCCGGAGCACTAGTAGCGGCCTGCTCCAGGATGTCGATCACCTCCACCGGACCGGCGGTGTAGTGCGGGGGGTGGTTGACGGGGTCGCTCACATCGGCCTCCTGAGATCAGCCAGAGCACGGGTCAGGTCCATGGATGCACGGCGGGTGGCGCCGGAGATCCGGCCCGCAGTGATCCACGGGCCTGAGTGATGCTGTGATGCCGGCTGGCTTTCCGCCTGCAGCTCCCTGGCCAGATCCAGGAAGCGCTCAGCCTCGGCGATGGCGGCTTGGAGTGTGCGGGTGTTCATGCCGGCTCCTCCTGCTTGGTGGCAATAATCTGCAAGGCCTTGCGCCTGTAGAGCTCAGGTGGCAGGCGTTCGCACCCAATCCGTTGAGCGCAGCGGTAGCAGAACCCCAGCCAGCGGTCATTCAGGCAGCGTCCACCGCATCCAACGCAGCGCTGCACTGGAGGCAGCCGGCCGGCCTGCCTATCTCTCCAGCGCTTGGCGTGCATGTTGACCTGCTTGCGCCTGAGTTCATCGGATCGACTCACGCTGGCTCCTCCGTCCGTGGACGCAGCTCAATCACCTCGGCCGTGAGCTGCCCAAGCAGCCATGCCGCGGCGTCTTGGTGGCCGGCGACGGTGAGCTCAGCGGCGAGGTGTTCGAGGATGGCGCGGGCGCCTTCGCGATTGCAGACGGTGCCGGGCGCATTGTCGGTGTAGGCCTGCATGCAGCGGCCGGTCAGGGTAGTGCGGTTCATCAAAACAGCTCCATAACTGGCGGCGCCGGGGGATCTTGGCCGTAACGATCTGGGCACAAGTGGCCAATTGAGCAGAACCTGCAATTGTGTTTGCTTGGCGTTGGTATAGGCGGCCTGCTGGAGGCCAGTGCGTCCATGGTCGCACCAGTGCGCTTGGCTAGATCTTGTGAAGCCTCGCTGGCATTGATCCAGATTTCAGACTCTGGATACATCAACATGCCGCTAGGTGGCCTTGTGCATCCAAACCTCTCATTGGCGCCAGTCATCAACTGGTAAAGGTTTACTTGCAAGCGATGCGCCGGCTTATGCTTGCCCGTTTTTGCGTCAATGACGACCGCTGGCTTGCCGTCATGCTCTGGTGCCCACACATCTATAGAGCCCAAAATCTTAAGCCCAGTACGACTTATAACAGAAACGTCTTGCTCTATGACGCAGGGTCTTTGAGCATGCTCTAGTCGCGCCTTGGCTTTTTCTATCAGTGCTCCATGCTTGGCGGCCCAGTTCCCCGTAAACGTGTCGTCTCTGGCAACATTGAACCTGGTCTGCACCCAGGCTGGCAACTTGCACTGTGCCGGGTCGGCCAGCAGCTTTGCCAGCCAAGTGACCCAGACGCCATGCTCATCTTTTGGGCTAAGGCCAACAGAAAGGTCAATTCCCATTGAAGCGCTCCGGCATGTACTCCACGCCGATCTGATTGATTTTCTGAACGGCCAGCCAGTGCGGGTAAATGTTGGTGGCCCCGTTGTACTCAATAGAGGTCTTCCCGCCTAGCTGCTTGCAAGTGACAACTTTTTCAAGGTGCCAGTCCTTGACACTTTGCAGAACTTGCTGATAAGTGACACTCATTGAAATAGTTCGAGTTGATGGTTTTCCGGGTATTCACCCGTTGTCGCAAGGCGCCCCCTGGCAATGACTCGCCTCTGATACTCCCACGATGGCGAGCTGAAACCAAGTCCGTAAAAATGAAGGTCGTTTTGCAAGATGCAAACTGCAACGCTTTTCCATGACGGCGCCCGGCCGGAAGCCGCTACCTTACTTGGGACTTCGTCCGGGATTCCTTTCTGGTAGCAACGGCGACGCCAAGTGCTGACGTATTCCAAGACTCTCTCGGTAGCGCATTTCCCAGGACTGAATGGCTCGGTCGGCCTGCCGGTTCGCCAGTGACTGTTGCTCATAGGTCAAGTAGCTCCATGCTTGCCTTGTGATGTCTTCTGGGCAGTGCAACGCCAAAGCCGTCGCCGCGTGCCCAATCCAGGCTCTTCTGTTGATGCTGTAGTCAGTGAGAGCGTTAAGGCACGATCGAGGCCATTCATGGGTGACCCTTTGCATATAGCAGCCGTAAAGGCGGTGGTTGCCGGTGAAAATAATTGCGCGGCGCAATAAGTCCTGCCTTTTGCCGGCCGCGCCCCACATGTTGAATTGCAGCTCTTCCCATTCATTAACTGGCACCCAAACTCGTTTCAGCTTCATCTTCAAGAGTGGTTGAGTCCATTTGTTCTACATCCCATGCTTTGCTAAATTCTTTGCCCAAAAACAGCGAGGCAAGGCCAGTCACTTGCTTTAGTCGCAACAGCTCGTCGGGGCTCATTCCGATGTGCTTGCAGATCCAAGCGTCGCCCTTGCCCATTTCAATGAGCTCTGAAACGATGACGCTCATAAGCTCAATGTTGTGTGAGCCCCTGGCTCGGTTGTGACGGATTGTGGAGGCCATGCGATCGTGCAATTCCTTTCTAAGCACGACCACTGGAAGCATGCCCCCCTCCCTGTCTCTAATGCGCTGACTATTTTTGAGAGTAAGGAATCGATGGAAGCCGTCTACAACGACGTAGGCGTCACGTTCTGCATCATGGACAACCACTACAGGTTGCGTGTATCCATCTTCCCAGATGGAAGTCTCAAGCAATGCCATCTCTGGCGGGGCAACTGAATTTGGGTTGTAATCGTTTGCCGTGACCTTCTCGATCGGAACACTGCGCACTGAGTACACGGGCGACCGCCATGGATAAGAATTTGTTTCGTCGTGTAGCTCATCCCCTTTCAAGGGGGGATTGAACACGCAAATCAGAACCGTTGGCTCTAGTGCTTCAAACGTATGCGCGTCGTGGCGGTCCAGGATGTATGTATCATCTTCGCCTATCGCGTGCATTTCTTTTGTTGCCTCGTTTATCAGCAGCCCTTTTCCGCTGACGCAATAGCAGGTTTCAAGATGATGTTTGTAGTGCCAGCGATGCGGTTGGCCGGGGTGGACGATGGTCTTTGTCACGCTGTAGCCCATTCCGTCGGATTCGACGACCAGTCTGTGACTTGTAAACCCTCCTCTAGGGCACTTAACAACTCGGTCGGCAGGCAGCTGCGTTGCGTTGATGACTTTCATTTGATGGCTCGATTGAGGACTTGGCTGTACTTGCGTTGAATGGTTTTTTGGCGGCGCTGTTGCTCTTGAGTTGGCGCAAGGCCAAGATACTTGCATGTGTGGTCATTTTTCAAAACGGTGATTGCAAACCGTTTCCATGAGGTCACCATGCTGTTATGACAAGGAAGGTCATCAAGGTGATCAGGTGGCACTTTGATGACAACACGACGAAGATTGTTTCCGCCATGATTGGTGGTTCCGTTGATGTAGAACCTAACGCCAATTCGACCCAGGGCCGCAATTATTTCTTCCGGTAAACCGCGCCCCACTCGGCCCCAATACCTGATGGACTGAATGAAGCGCTGTTTAAAATTTACGCTGCTCTGCTCCGGCAGGGTGGCCAATAGGAACTTTACGAACGATTTCCAAGTGTGACCCTTGGGAAGGCGAAACGACTTGTAGTCAAGCTGTTTGCCGTAGGTTGCCATGAAATTAGCGCCGCCGACCCTGGCGCATAGCCTTGCCCAGATCTGAGGATCTATCACTCTATACATTGCCAAACTAGACTTTGACTCTGACATAAAAGGCGAGGCAACCCGCATTTTCTTGACGGGGATTCCTGCCATGTAAAACACGTCGTATAGCTTGTTGTAGTCCCATCCAAACTTGGCGTTAGCAATCCAGATGTCTTCGGTTCGCCAATCGTAAATTGGATAACAGTTATAGGTGTGATCCGTGTTTTTCTTTGTCCACATCATGCCGGCCATTGTCTCTTTATCTTGATTGACAATCGCGCGAAAACGATTCAGGGACTCAACGGTTCTGATGCCAATCAGATTTGCGCAGGCTTGCCCTTGGCTAAACCATTCGGCAAACATGTCCCAAAACGTGGCGTAGTCCATATTTTCAACAAACAAATCGCCAAATGGGTGATTTGACAGATTGACAATATATGGCTCCTCTGGCATTGGGCGGATCCATCGGTGCCTGTCTGCCTCGCCCCAGCACTGCCAATCAATCTCGTAGGAAGAGACCGTGCAAGGAAGCGTAATGGGAAGGCAGCACCAGTAAACATCTAGTACGTCAAGATTCTCTCTGATGATACGGTGCATGAAGTCTGAGCTATGGGTATAGTTTGCTTCGTTGTCCATGATTTGGACGCCGATCTTTTTTTGTATCCCGTGTGCCCGAACGTAGTCAATAACAAGATTCAGAAGAACACCGCTATCTTTTCCGCCTGAAAACGAAACGTAGATACGCTCAAAGTTTGCAAAGATAAACGCTAAGCGCTTCTGTGTGGCCGTGTAGACGTCTTCGTCTTTGTAGTCCCTGGTGCCGTTTGACATTGCTTGATGGTGTCTGAGGTTGGCATTTTTGCAGCTAAGGGTTGCGGTGGCACGGCATCTCAACCATTTGACTGAGACGGTGCAGCACGATCGCGGTGCAGCTGTTGGGCCGCAGGTAGGACAGCTGCGTAGCGATCAGCTCTTGGAACCAGCGGCGCTGCTCGGCCTGGCACTGACGCCACAGGGCAGAGTCGCGGGTCAATTCCAATGCGGCGGCCAGCTCTTGCTCCCTGACCTCCAGCTGGTAGTGATGCTCGGCGGTGGTGGCCAGCAGGCGCTCAAACCCCTGGCGGATGGTTTCGAGCGACTCCATCAGAACGGCACCCCGAAGTCATCGCCAGCGGCGTTGGTTTCCCAGCTGACGGGCTTGGCCGCTGCCGCAGGCGTGGCTGCAGGGCGGGCTGCAGCAGGCTGCGACTGGCCAACCGGCGCCCACTGCTCGGCGGTCACCACCAACTGCGTCTTCGTCTCGCCAGTGTTGCGGTCCGTCCAGCTGTTGGTCTTCACCCGGCCAGTGACATCCACGAGGTTGCCCTTGGTCAGGGCATCCGCGAAGGCCTGGGCTTGCTCTCCCCAGACTTCAACGCGGATCCAGTCGGGCTTCTGACCGTCGTCTTTCTTGGCGCCAGGCTTGTTGATGGCGATGTTGGCGTTTGCCACCGCCGAACCGCTCTCGAAATAGCGCACCTCAGGATCAGCGCCGAGGCGGCCGATGAAGCGATGAACAGATGAGCGGAGCAGTTGAGCGACGAGTTCGTTCATGTTTGGAGTGTTGTAGTTATGCAATCACAGCAGACTGGGTCACGCCGAAGCGGCCCAGGCTGCCGGCAGATCGTCCGGGTCATCGGTCGGCTGCTCCAGCGCCTCCGCGGCGGCATTGCACCGCTCAACCGTCTCGGGGCTGACGCCACTCTTGGCCAGGCGCGCGAGGATGTTCTGCGGCAGCTGCTCCAGGCTGGTGGCTTCACCGTGGCTGAGCTCCTGCACTAACGCCAGGATGCCGCCAGGGGTAAGACCGCGGGCAACGGCGGCGGCTTCGGCTGCAGGGACCAGCTCTTCGACGGTGCTGAGCATCCGCGGAGCACTGCGCAGCGCAGGGCGCGGCTCCTCGGTGATGGTGGCGATCACCACGCCATTCTCATCGATCTGGCCGGTGGCGCCGAGTTCCTCGGGGGTGTAGGCGGGGGCACCACCGAGCGCATCGGGGCAGTGGGTGCGCATGCCGGCAGACAGGCAGCGGGCGAACAACATCGCCTCGGGGTACTGGCGCCACGGGCCGCCGCCCTTGATCAGGCCGGCACGTTCGGCCATGGCGATCGTGAACGTCTCAACGCCGAGCTCTTCCTTGCCGGCGAGGAACTTGATCCGGCAGATGGTGTCGGTCTTCTCGAGGACCCGGTAGTCGTACTGCGGATGCCGCTTGATGGCCTGGGCCAGCAGGTTGGCGCCGAAGCCCGGGCGGCCGTTAATGACCGAGACGCCAGCGGCACTAGCGAACGGGCCAAAGCCGGCCTCCATGCCGGCAAGGATCTTGATGGCGCACTCGGCCATCAAGGCATCCGGGTTGCCGGGGTTGCGGCCAAACAGACCGCTGGCCGCAAACATGCGGGCCAATCGCTGCAGATCATCCGGCGACTGCACCTGCAGGCTGAGGCTGGTGCCGCCGGTCGTCGCCAGCGCGGAACTGGGGGGGATTGTCGTGGTCGCCATGGGTCGCGGTGGTGTGGTGGCTGCAGAATCATACCGTGGCACTTGTGAAACCGCAGCGCGCCAGGCAATATGACAACGCCGCTGCAGTGTGCCCGCACTAGCACGGCTGTACTAGAACAGTGCTTTAGTGGCGCCGCGCCCATGTCTCAGCCGATCCAGATCCATGTCTCCACCGCAGAGCAGGCCGATGCCGTCTGGCGCATGCTCTGCATGGCCGATGACGACATCACGCCTGTCGAGCTCTGGCTGCATGGGGCCAGGCTCTGGGTTGCTACTCGGACGGCGGCAGGGCTTTCGACAACTCTGCAGCCAGATCGCCAGGCCCATAGCTGCCCGCCGGCAGATCACGCAGCACCCTGAGCGTCTCCGCCATGGCATACAGCTCGGATTCCAGCTCATCGCGACTCAGGCGACCGCTGCCCATCAACAGCGCCATCAGCCGGCTCTGGCGGTTGGGATCCCGTGTCGGGTAGGCCGCCATCAATGCCGCCAGCCCTTCCCGTGGTGGCAGCGCCTGGGTTGCAATCGCGGCATTCAACAGATCGGACAGCCGACCGCTCATCGCCTCAGCGTCGGCATGGCCCAGCGACACCGCGCCCAGATATGGCAGCTCCAGCCGGCCCACCAGCACCTCCGCAAGGTCCGCAAACTCCAGCGGATGCGTCTGATCGTCTGGTACCGGCAGCCAGATCGCATCATCCAGCCACTCCGATTTCACCGCCCAATCGGTGTGTGGGCCGTACCGGGCCCATGCCGCCTTCACCCCTTCGGTCTGCCAGCTCCAGATCGCGCCGTTCGCCGCACCGAATGCCAGGAGCTGCTTCAGGCTGCAGCCACGGCTCAGTCGGTCGTTTTCGATACGGCTGATGAT